GACTGGCCCGGAGGCTGCGTGATGGAACAACACACTGACGACATCCTTGTTGAATTATACGAACAACTTGGGTGGTTTTCAGAGAGCAAAACAAATAGCGCAACGGGCGAGCAAACTTTTGTTATGGATTTCCCAAATGAAAGAGGGTTGTTTCATTTGTCTAACGACAAAAAATTGACGTTGGAACAGTATCGATTGTTGCGGCGGCTGGACGCTCAAAGGAAGTTGGCGTTAAGCAATGTGCAAATTGCTGAAATGTTTGGCGTAGAACCATACATTGTCACTCGCGCAATAAAATGCGGCGTTAAACGGTATGACACTTTACTGAAAACGAGGGGGCAGTAATGGAACAGCGCACCGACGAATGGTTTACCGCCCGGTTGGGCAAGGTGACGGCATCCCGCGTGGCTGACGTCGTAGCCAAGACGAAAAACGGGTACAGCGCATCCCGCGAAAACTACATGGCCGACCTCATCGTGGAACGGTTGACGGGGCAGAAAGCGTCCTCGTTCAGCAACGCTGCGATGGACTGGGGTACCGAACAGGAACCTAACGCTAGGGCCGCCTACAGCGCCCGTACAGGCGAGTTGGTAGAGGAGGTGGGGTTTATTGACCACCCGACGATACTCATGTCAGGAGCGTCTCCAGACGGTTTGGTAGGCGATGGCTTGGTGGAGTTTAAGTGTCCTAACACGGCAACCCACTTGGAATATTTGTTAACAGGCAAAGTGCCTGAAAAATACATATTTCAACTATTGTGGCAGATGGCTTGCACCGGGCGGCAATGGGCAGATTTTTGTAGTTATGATCCGCGCCTACCTAAACATCTGCAATTGTTTATTGTGCGCGTTCCAAATGCGGAACAACGCGCAAGCATTGTGCAAAGTTTTGCAATACGGGATCAGCGCATTGCGGAGTTGGAAGGCGAGGTGCGTAAGTTCCTTGCAGAGTTAGACGACAAATTGGCAAAACTGAAGGAGTTGAAACTGTGAATTACGATCCAAACATGAAAGGCGTGCTGTTTAAGAACGACAAGAAAGGCAACGAAAAGCGCCCCGACTACCGTGGCTCGGCTGTAATCAATAACGTGGATTACAACCTGTCTGCATGGATTAAGGCCAGCCAAAAGACTGGCGACAAGTACATGAGCATCAAGATTGAAGCCAAGGGCGAGGTGGCGCGGGGCGGTGAGCGTCAGCCGGCAAAAAAGCCTGAGTTGACCGAGGACAATTGGGATGACCTTGACACCCCATTCTGACTTTGAAGCAAGGTTTAGGGCCAGTCGCCCGGCAGAAATTGTCGTGGCGACTTACCTTCTGAACCTTGGGCATACGGTGACGCTTCCTAAGCGTGCGTTACGCCCAACACAAGCCGAGGCTACAAAATACGCCGACAAGGGCGATATTTACGCTTCAGACAAGCGCATAGAGGTCAAGCACGTTAAGCACGATTTTGAGTACAAGGTGTGGCCGTTTGAGTACGTTGCAATTTGTGCCAAGAAGTCGTTTGACGCAGCCGATCCGCGACCTAGTTTTTACTACATTGTGAACAAGAGCATGACCGTCGCAGCACTAGTAGACGTTGCAACAACCCGCCCAGAGTGGTTGATTCGGCGCATACCTGATCGGCAGCGTGGTTATGAGTATGACGTATATGCCGTGATGCCCGAGTATCTCGGCTGGCGGTACTTAACCTTTGAGGAAAAACTGTGAAAGTATTTATCGGTTGGGACAGCCGCGAGGACATCGCGTATCAAGTCTGCCGTAAGAGTTTGCTAAAGCATTCCTCTATCCCGCTAGACATCCAACCCATCAAACAGTCAGAACTTCGGGAGCGTAACCTTTACTGGCGTGAGACTGATCCGCTCTCGTCTACGGAGTTTTCGTTTACGCGCTTTCTGACCCCATACCTCGCCGGTTACGACGGCTGGGCGGTGTTTTGCGACTGCGATTTTCTGTTTCGGGGGGACATCGCCGCGATCACCGACTACATGGACGGGGCAAAAGCGTGCTTCGTGGTAAAGCACGACTACCGGCCTACCGAGGCCGTCAAAATGGACAACAAGGCGCAGCATTTGTACCCACGTAAGAACTGGTCATCGTTCATGTTTATCAACTGCGGACACCCACAAGTCAAGGCATTGACGCCTGAGGTGGTCAATCGTGAATCGGGTATGTACTTGCACCGCTTCCAATGGCTCACCGATGACGTCATTGGGTCGCTGCCGGTGGCGTGGAACTACCTAGAGGGGTGGTATTTCCGTCACGACTGCCCCAACCCGATTGCCGTTCATTTCACCCGTGGCGGGCCGTGGTTTAAGGATTGGGTAGACGTTGAGTTTGGCAAGGAATGGTTGGAGGCCAGCCGTTGAAACGCATTTTTTCCAAAGGTACGACGCCAGAGCAGTTGGCGACCGCTGCTGCACGCATGGTGCAGGGGCTACCGTCTGACCGGGCGTGGTGCATTGAGGTGTTGGAATGGAAGAAGCCGCGCACCAATCAGCAAAACGCATTTCTGTGGGGAGTTTGTTATCCCAGTGTTTTAGAGGGCGGCGGTGAGGCGTTACAGGGTTGGACACGCGACGATCTGCACGAATACTTTTTGGGTGAGTGTTTTGGCTGGGAGACGCTGGAAGGGTTTGGGCGTAAGCGACTGCGCCCCCTCAAGCGTTCCAGTAAGTTGACCAAACAAGAGTTTAGCGATTACCTGTTGTTTTTAGAGACGCGCTGCATGGAAATGGGCATAGACATACCCGCTCCGGTGATGAATGAAACTGCGTAAAGAGGCAAAGGGCCGAGGCTGTACGGTACGGCTGCCGGGGGTCTGCAATCACAACAGCGAAACCGTGGTGCTGGCCCACGTTCGTTTGCCGGGTGTTAGCGGGATGGGGCTGAAGGCCGACGATCTATTAGGCGCGTGGGCGTGTAGCGCCTGCCATGACGCGATAGACCGCCGGGCGCATACTGATTTAGACCGCGACTATGTGCGGTTGGCCCATCTTGAAGGTATGGTCAGAACCATCGCACAACTACGGGCGGAGGACATCGTATGACCGACGATTGGGAACAGGAATGGGATCGGATTGCCCATACCAGCACAGAGTATCGGCAGGAAATCCGTGAAATGCGTGAACGCATCTGGTTTTACCTTAAACGTATTAGCGAATTAGAGGCCGAGGTGCGCGACCTTAAGGCTAACGACTCACGGTGGGTGCAAGAGCCATGAAAATCCGAGTAACACAACTAACTGTAGTCGCGGACGACAAGTCGATCTTCGACGAATCCGCCACGCAAGTTGAGATCACTGAAGAAGGCGGCGGAGAATTTTTGATTATTAGGCAGACGGACAGCGGCGACAGTCAGATTAGAATTGACGCACACGATTGGCCGACCGTCCGTAAAGCGATTGACCAGTTGTCAAAGGAAGTAAAGCCATGACCAGCGACGAAATCATCCGCATGGCGCTGGAGGCTGGGTTTGTTACTGACGAAGCGGACTTTATCTATCCGCCAAAACCCCCACGCAGAGGAATTGGTTTGGAAATTGAACGGGTCATCGTTCTTGCTGCCGCCGCCGAGCGTGAGGCGTGTGCGAAGGCGTGTGAGGCCGAAGGTGAGAGGTTCAAGCACCATCCGTCCGGGCGACGGGACTTCTCCATTTGTGCCGCCGCGATTCGGGCGAGGGGTGAACAGGAGCAACCGCGATGAACGACGTAAAAATTGTTGGTGGAAAAGAAGTTACCAGCACAGATGAGGCAAAGTTATTTCTTAATTTTGTGGAGCGAAAAGAGGTTGGGGTTTGGCTTGTTCCTAAAGCCAACTTTTATTTCCCTACTTATGAAAAGCCAAACTGGGTTTGCCGACGTTTTATGGAAATTGTCGGGTGGAAGTGGAAGGAGCAACCGCGATGACCCACGACAATATCCACAGTTGCAGTTACGAGTGCGAACGACCCACGTGTATCAAGGCACAGCGTGACGAGTTGGCTCAAAGGATGTTTGAGTTAGTAGCGGAAGCAGTAGCAGCCGAGCGGGAGGCGTGTGCGAAGGTGGTAGAACAATACACAGGCGCATGGAATGATCAAGGCTATGCACTGGCTCAGGCCATCCGTGCGAGGGGCCAATGAGTTTTATGGTGGACACGCCGTACACCACGGCCTATATCCGCAATGAGTTCCTGTATGACCAACAGCAGGGAC